CAGTATTAGTTCCGCCGCAAGTAATTGAATAAGAAGGGTGACCGCTTCTTGTTTGGCTAAAACCACTACCAACTGCCGCACCACCAACAATTTCTAATGCACCTTGTGGACTACTCGTACCAATACCAACATTACCCTTAAGTCTTGTTACTGTTACGCTGTCATTACCTATCGTTACTTCGTTAGATACAGTAACAGAGGAAGGTGCTGCACCATAGCCTATTATTGTGTTGTTAGAGCCAGTAGTTAAAGTAGAACCAGAAGCATGTCCTATAGCCGTATTATACCCACCAGTACAAGCTCCTAATGCAGATACTCCTATACCAACATTTCTTGTTCCTGTTGTCACTGCATCTAATGCTTGATAGCCTACGGATACATTATAAATACCAGTTGTGTTTGCATACAATGCTTGATAACCTACAGCAGTGTTGTTAGATGCAGTGGTGTTGTTGCGTAAGGATTCAAAGCCTAATCCTACATTATTAGAACCAGTAGTATTAATAAATAATCCACCATATCCTAATGCCACATTATTTGAGCCTGTAGTATTGCTATATAATGAACCCCAGCCAACCGCAGTATTTTGAGGTCCAGTAGTTGTTCCTCCTAGTGACAAATAACCTACAGCAGTGTTGCTATTTGCAGTGGTGTTGGATGAGAGTGCATTTCTACCAACAGCTATATTATAATTACCACTAACATTGGTATATAAAGCTGCATTACCTATTGCTACATTACTATCAGCTGATGTACCGAATTTACCAGCAATTGTGCCAACATAGGTATTGAATTGCCCTGAAGTTATAGCATAACCAGCCTGATAACCAATACCAACATTATTAACACCTGACTGTGCTACCCCACCATAAAGTGCTTGGAATCCTACTGCTGTTTGATTGTTAGCAAGTGTTTGATACCCAGCTTGATAACCTACCGCTGTACTGTTATTTGCAGTGGTGTTAGAGTAGAGAGCTTCACGACCTATTGCTATGTTGTATTGACCAGTCGTATTACTATATAACGATTGTTGTCCAAATGCTGCATTAAATGAAGATGTTGTATTGGAGTATAATGACCTCCATCCAAACGCTTCATTAACTCCTGTTGTATTAGCCGCCATAGCAGAGCGTCCAACAGCAGTAGAATATCCTCCAGTATGAGCAAATAATGCACTAACTCCAACGGCAACATTTTCTGTTCCTATTGTATTTGAATACAGTGAGAAAGCACCAACAGCTGTATTTGTAGCACCTGTAGAGTTACTAGCTAGTGCTTGATACCCTATAGCAGTATTGTTACTAGCAGTAGAGTTGTTAAATAATGTTTGATAACCTACAGCTGTGTTTTGTGAACCAGTTGTATTGTTATTTAATGCAATAGTTCCTATAGCAATATTGGTTGCACCTGTCGTATTGTCAAATAAAGCTTGATAACCTATAGCTACATTGTTATTTGCGGTGGTGTTGGAGTAGAGGGCAGAATCACCAACAGCAACATTAGTGCCACCAGTAGTATTTAATCTTAATGCGTTTACACCGACACCAACATTACTACCGCCTGTAGTGTTTGTCAATAACGCTGATATTCCTAAAGCAGTGTTATTGTTTCCTGTATTGTTAGCAAGAGTAGAATTGCCAACAGCGGTGTTATTATAACCAGTAATATTGTCATACAACGATTGAAAACCTACACAAGTATTTCCTGTTCCTGTTGTATTGCTATACGCTGCCTGATAACCTACAGCTGTTAAATTATTTGCAGTGGTGTTGGAGAATAACGCTTGTCTTCCAACTGATGTATTGTAGTTTCCAGTAGTATTAGAATAAAGAGCTCCTTGACCTACAGCAGAATTTTCAGACCCAGAAGTATTATTAACCAGAGAAGCATCACCAAATGCAGAGTTGTTTGCTCCAGTTGTGTTCGCTCCTAATGCTACATATCCCACTGCCGTTAAAAAATTACCAGTAGTGTTAGCATCTAACGCCAGAGAACCTATTGCAGTATTTCTTGTTCCAGTTGTATTAGCGGTTAATGCTTGATAACCTACAGCAGTGTTGTTAGATGCAGTGGTGTTGGAAGATAATGCTCCAGAACCTAATGCCGTATTATAAGAACCTGAAGTATTTGCATATAATGGTGCAACAACGGTAAAACCGCTTCCAACTGCCACATTTTCTATACCTGTTGTATTTGCAGTAAGAGCATTAACACCAAAAGCAGCATTACCATGAGCTTGGTTTGCATATAAAGCTTTGTAGCCTACTGCGGTTACATTTGTGTTAGTGCTGCTATAAGCAGCTTGATAACCCACTGCTGTGTTGTTATTTGTAGTGGTGTTGGAGAAAAGGGCTTCACGACCTATAGCAACATTATTGTTTCCGCTAGTAGTGTAATACATTGACCTCCAGCCAATACCTACATTATTACTTCCAGTGGTATTAGCGGTTAATGCTTGATATCCTACACCAACATTATAAATTCCACTCAAACTTGCATCATCTAAAGTTTGATAACCAAACGCTGTGTTACTAGATACTGCATTAGCACCTTTACCTACAGTGAGTCCGTTGACTGTAAAATCTTCTGTGTTAATTAATTGAGCATTACCTACAGAGTTATCTGCTATCTTATCAACAGTAATAGCATCATCAACAATGTTTGCTGTATCAACTACATTTGCATCATTAATAACAGTGCCATTTAAAATGACAGCTTTTTCAGCAGGGTAAGTACAGAATACAAAGCTTGTTCCAGACAAGGTAATGGCAGTACCACCGTTACTGGATTCTAGTATGGTGTCCCTAGACAGCGTTGTTCCTGACGCAGTATAAGTACCAAGACCTACTTCCCAGTCAGTGCCAGATGTAATGGCATAGTAAGTGGTGTTGCCATCGCCTAGTACAGAAAAAGCTTGATACCCTGAATCTGCTCCTGCAAGCGTAACTGTGCCTGTGCCTGTAGTGGTTGTGGTTTCTTTTATTCTATCTTTAACAACTAATGCCATGTTTATCCTTTATCCTTTAACGGAAAGCGTTAAGCTAATGTGACTGATAAGTTGCCTGTGGCAATTTTGAAAATGTCGCCTGAATCAATAGTTTTAGATGTGTCCAATGCAGTGTGGTACAAAAGGTTGCCTCCAGAAACAGCATCGTTAATACCTATCCAACCAACAACACCCCATGAAGCGGTAGCTGTAGGAAATTCTACAACAGCATCGTTTAATACTTGACCAGATGTGCCTGTTGCGGTTGCAAAAGATACTGCAATTCTAGCGTATGAGCCACCAGATACTTCTGTACCTGAACCATCATCGTTAGGATTAGATGTCCATAGTGATACATAAACAGTAGTTGGAGCAGTGTACGTTGTACCATTTAATGTTCCGTTAAGTAGTGCATTTTCTAAATAATTTGACATTTCAGCCATAGTTAATTACCTCATTGATAAAGTTATAGTCATTGGACTAGATGGATATTCTGCATCATCGTCACTTCGTGTTAGTGAATCTACGCCTCTTTGGTACAATGCTGCCCAAGTTTGTAGTCTTTCATCATTCATCAAATAGGGTTCAGCCTCACCTAATGACCCATAAAGTAACAAGTCTGGGCAGTTAGCTAAAAATAAGTTTGATGAATTACTGTCGCTTAAATAATCTGGTTTATAGTAATAAACCATGCGTAATGTATAAGTGGAATCTGGTATTGGTGCAAATTGAAATTCGCTACCTAAAAGTGTATAAAATCTTGGTTGCCCTGATTGTTTAGACCTTGTGTTCCTAAAGAAGTTAGATGTATTTTCAAACTGCACAACGCCTACAGGATTAGAATCTATGTGCAAATCTTTCATTGCTAGAAAATCGCTAGGTAATGATACTGTTGCATCGCCTGCGGTAGTTGATGCAGTGGCTACTTTTAGCATAGGTCTAATGCGTAAATCTCTACGCAATCTATCTTCTGCTAAACGAATAAACTCTGGTATCTGGTCTGTTAAATCAGTACGAGCTAAATAGTTTGCTATCGTAGTTTTTAGCGTTGCATAATTAGTAAAAAATGCCATTTAGATTCTACCTTGTTTTG